AGGACACCTAGGAGACTTCTCGAAGACGCTGGGGTTGACAACCAGCATCTCTGAGATTCGAGCTTACCGCAACCAGTTCCGCCGAAAGCGGGCTTCTGGTTCTGATTTGAGGCAATTTGCTTCAAATTCTTGGCTCGAGTACTCCTATGGGTGGAAACCTCTCCTATCCGACGTCTATAACCAGGCTGAAAACCTGGCTAGGCTGCTACACGAACATGAGTTCGTGTTGCATGAAGCAACTGCTTCGGCTCGGATGGTGAGGAACTATTCTGCGGATATCACACCGACTGGTACCTGGCGGCACCAGAAGAATGTGGAGGTACGCAGAAAAGTTCGGTATACCGTAAGGTATGCCGTTCCAAACGGGGCTAACACCGTCGGCAACGTGTTCGGGTTACAAAACCCTGCACTAGTCGCTTGGGAGTTAGTTCCGTTCTCCTTTGTGGCAGATTGGTTTCTGCCTATCGGTAACTTTCTCGAAGGGTTGACAGCCTATAACGGGCTGGTTTTCCACTCGGGAACGAAAACCGAAAGCAAGGAGTACCATGCAACGTGCTTGACTCGCCCAGGGTCAAAGCAAAGCGGGAATCCCACAGTTCTGGCTCTCGGACCGACGGTTGAGTCTACGAACAACATCTATAAGAAAGATAGATCTGTTCTTAGTGCTTTTCCGTCGCAACGGTTTCCAGAATTTAAGAGTCCTGTTTCCTTCGCACATGCTGCTAGTGCGATCGCGTTGCTTCAGGCGATAACAGTGGGATCCCGTAAGGGTACCTATGTTTATCGCTAGCAGTCGTCACGCCCGTCATAACAGGAGTTATGACGAAACCCACAGAAGTGAGTCTCATGGCACAACAAACCGCCATTACCCTGACCGATGCCGCTGGCACTCCGGTCAACCGAGTCTTCAACCCGGCAAAGCGCGATGGAGATGTTTATCGTTGGGATTATCGTGGCAGCGGCATTGTCGCTGCTTACGACCAACTGACCATCTCTACACGTCTGCCCTCGAAGGCTGCGAAAGCGACGAAGGTGACGATGCGTCTCAACTGTCCTACTCTGGAACAGACGAGCGCCTCCACGGCAACTGGCATCCAGCCGGCTCCCACCGTTGCGTACACGACCGTTGGCGAGATCACGCTGGTGTTGCCCGAACGTTCGAACCTGCAAGACAGGAAGAACATTCTGGCGATGCTGCGCGACCTTATCGACGAGTCGTTGACCACGGCGGTTGTCGAGAACTACGACGCCCCTTACTTCTAAAAAAGGTAAGGTCATCGCCGCGACCCGAAAGGGTCGCCCGGTTCCCGACAGTCCGAGCTGTCATTTCATTAGGATAACCAATGAAACATGGTGCCACAAGGCCACCAAACCGCAGAAAGCAACCGAGTCTCGCACAGCGATTAAAAACCGCTGACGTGACAAACTCGATCATCGTCGATGTGCTTGAAGCGATAGATCACCCTTGCGGGTTATCTGTTGCTATCAAGCTCCGCTATGGAGACTATGCTGGTGCTGTTAGCACTAGCATCGATCCCAAGCAGTTCGATGATGTAAATGATTTCGCCGATGCGTATCAGTCTGTCAAGTTGATTTCCAAGTATCCTCATTTGGATACCGGTATCAACCGGCAGCTTGTTGCGCTCCAAGCGTTTCATTTAGCCGAGTCGGTCTGTAAGGAGACGAATGAACGATTTCGCAGGTTGCGCGAAGGGAAGGGGGAATTCCCCAACCCCGTGGTACAAGCTATCATTTCGATGGCTGCACGAAAAATTTCGCACATACTGGGCGACGTCGATCTCAGTTCGATTTCCGAACAGTTTGGGTGGGGACCCGGTGCCTCCATAGGCATCCGGGGTCATCACACTTCAGCTTACAACAAGTTCTCAGGACCTCTGGATGTAACGCGGAACGGTCTCATGATGGGGCTCTGCTGTATAAACAGCATTCCCTCCTGGGCGAATGCAGTCGCAATGACTGACACTCTCCCCTCTGTACCGGTTAGCGTTTTACCAAACGCCCTCCGGATAGTGACAGGAAATGAGATCATCTTCGTACCGAAGAATGCCAAGACCGACCGTGTTATAGCGATCGAGCCCAGCCTGAATGGTTACATTCAGAAAGGGTTCGGTCGTTATATCCGAAAGCGTCTTCGCGAGCGAGTTGGAATCGATCTGAAGGATCAGACGATTAACCAATCACTAGCTCAGTACGGTTCTCGAACGGGAGAGTTGGCGACTATCGACTTGTCGATGGCCTCTGACACTATCGCGAAGGAACTTGTGCGTGAACTACTCCCGATGGAGTGGTTCGAGCTGCTTAGTTCGTCTCGGTGTGAGCAAGGTACCGTGAAGATGACCGGCGAAACCGTTTGGTTTCAAAAGTTTTCTTCCATGGGAAATGCCTACACTTTCGAGCTCGAGTCCATGATCTTCTACGCGCTTGCAAAGGCGTGTGAAGAACATGTGGGTGGTAGGGCGGCTGGGACTGGCCTTAGGTCAGTCTCAGTCTTCGGGGATGATTTAATCGTCCC